GGGCTTTACCTAATTCCTGAGCATATGTAGCTCTAACGTCATAATGATTCTTGAGTTCATCAAGATCACTGATGAAAGCTTGAGAAATTAGTAGATCATCAATAGAGATAATCTTTTCATTTGCCTTGATTTGGTTAGCACCTACCAGTGGAGTACCCACTGTGTGATAGGCAGCTGTTGCAGTACCTAGGACTGGAAATTGTGCTGACTTACCGGAAGAAATAGTTCTTACAGTTTGCATCCTTTCGTTGAACACATTGTTCTCAGAAAAGGCTGTTAGAACTTCTCCGCTAAATACCTTGAGAAACAAGGCATCGTAGCCAGTACCACTATTGTTAACCAGACCAAGGCGTGAAACTGTGGCGTTAGCCATAATTTGTTCCTTGTGTTAATTAATAATTGATTAGCACTTCAACTGCCTTTCCTTTCTCAAGATGTTATCCCTCGCAAGGGGCAACTTAATATTGAGAAAAACGTAGAAGTAATTGAATAATAACAGTTATTTAGATTTGCCAACACCACTAGCTTTTATAAGCTTGATGATATTTAAAGCAAATTGAATTAAACCATTGCTCTTTAGTTTAGATAAACCTACTATTTCAGAGCAAATAAAAAGCAGCCCCCATAACAGAGACTGCAAATAAGGATCACCAAAATCCATATATTCTCCTTTTATTTATTTCTTTTGTCGTCTTTTATCCCAAGCGTTTACCTGTTCTGCTGTTACACCTTTTGGTAAATAACTTTCCTCACCTGTACTTAAATACATTTGAGCATTAACTGCTTGTCCTCTACCGCTAGGTTCCCATGGACCTTTGTCTTTTTTCTTTTTAAATCTTGAAAGTAAACCAGGCATAATTGTTACCTCTTAGTGGTAAAGACATCACTGTCAGCCATACGAGCATAGACGTTCTCTGTATAAGTAACATCCTTTCCATATCTAGGATCACTCATAGCAGCTTTTACTTCATCAGAAGATCTAAATGGTGTAGAGCCACTTTGACCAGATTTTCCACTTACTAAATTAGGTTCATTTCCCATAGCATTTTGGTATTGTGAATAAAGACCTTGTACTCCCCACTTTATAGCGGTGGGATTTCCTTGTTCTAATAAAGAATTAAAATCATTTAGATCTGAGTCTGGTAAGTTTTGAGTAGCCCAAGATTGAAGCTTGGAATATTCAGCATCGCCACCAATAGAATCTTTAATAGACTCAATTTGTTGACCAGCTATAGCAGCAGCTCCTTCAGCATTACCTCTTAATCCATTTAGATAGGTGTCAATAATACTTTTAGAAAAACCTGCTTCACCTAATTTGGCATAATCATCTTCTGATATGTCATTAGTTTCTTGAAAACGTTTAGTAATATCTTGGGCATCAATCCCAACTTCTTCTAAGACTTCAGCTAAACCTTCACCGTATAGTTCTTTAGCATCAAAATCTGATTCTTCTTCAGTTGTTTCTTCTTTAGAAGCTTCAGTATCTGATTCAGTAGTCTCTGCTTTTTGACCTAGCTTTCCTTCTAATTCTTTATAAGAAGCAGCAAGATCATCTACTGATTTAAACTTACCAAGAATAAGACCATCTTCATCAGTCTCATTTTTAGCAAGAGTTTCTAAATCCTCCCTAGACATAGGAGGAGTTTCTTGTGTAGCTACTTGTGATTCAGCCATAGATTAACCTTTAGAAGTTGAGATTGTGTTTCCTTTCCTAGTTTTATATTCCACCTTTTGAGGTGTATCAGTATTAGGTTCAGGAGAAAGTCTACTGACTACAGCATTAGCTGAAGTATCTTCTGCTTTAGGTTTTTCAACCTTTGCTATTTTAATTTGTTCAGCTGTTTCAGCTGGTTTCTTGGTTGGCATCAGTTTGCTCCGTTAGTTGTTGTGCTTGAGCGTTTTTCTGGGGGTCCATTAAAGGAGACCCTAAAGCAGCTGGCCCAAGGTGTTGGATCAGCTGTTGTTGTTGTTGAGCTTGTAGCTCTTGTGCAATTTCTTCCTGGGTCTTTACTAGGTTAGCTGTATCTATACCAATTGAGTTAGCTAATCTCTTAATTGCCTCATCTAAATTCATATATTGGCGCATAACATCTGGACCTAAAGCCTGAGAAATAGTACCAATAAACTCTACTAACTTAGCTCTATCGTTACCTCTACCAAGACCTTGAAGACCAGTTACTATCTTAGGTTTAACTATCTTTTCTGGAAGTTTAGGAGCCTTACCACTACGAGTAAGCATGTGCATTCTTCTCTTTAAATATGGCAGTTGAAACTCTTGAGTCAGTATTGAATAAATTCCACCGAGACTATTTTCTAATTCATTTGCCATGATAGAAACTTCTGCTGCTGTTACTCTTTCAGCATCTCTTTGTACACTTCTAGCCATTAAGAAAGCATATTCAAGACGGCTTTCTATACGTTGAATAGCAGATAAACTAACTTGAAAGTCAGCACCTTTATTGACTTGTAAAACAGAAATATCAGCAGCAGTACCTTCACGAATAGCACCATTAGGAGCCTTAGCTAAAGTTGCTGCTCTAGTAACACCATTAGGATTAACAAGAAATACTGTCTTAGCACTAGCAGCAGCACCTTCAATAATTGCTTGCATTAAAGACTCAAGACTAATTAAGTCTCCTTTGTACTCAGTTACATATCCATCTCCGTAATCAACCCCATCTCTTCTTGTCCACCTAAGACAAATCCAAGGAGATACATCAACTTTAGATTTACCGTCAGTACCAGGAACTCTTTCTCCTTTACATTCTTGGAACCATGTGAATTGATCACCATATCTTTTAATACATGTATAAATATCAATGTCTTCATCTAAATTTTGACCATCATAATTATCTTTCTTTTTAATTTGTTCTAGAAATTTATCTGGTAAAGCTTGAGGGCTAACTGTTTCTTTAGTAATAATTTCTAAGATATTACCAATATCATCACGCTTACAGACATATCTATCTAAGTGATAAACCTTTAAACCTTTGTCAGTTAAGTAAAGAAGAACGTTGCCACCAACTATTAGATGCTTAATGGCTTCAAACATAGCAACCCTGTCATTAGATATTTCTATCTCATTCATCAATGCACTTTCTATACTCTTTAACCCTTTATCTATTTCAGTTTCTAATCCTTCCTGTCCTTCTTGAAGCAAAGCAAGCTTATCAATACTTAGCTTAAAGAAAGGAGTAGAAGGAGGAAGTAAAGCAATAAGTAATTTAGATGCTAAAGAATTAACACCTCTAGCACCAACTGCTTGAAAGGGAGTTTTTATCTTTGCGTGTTTACCTGTTGTTGATTCCGGTATTAAAGAAGGAATCGTTAATTTAGAAGCATCTTTTGCTTCCCTTTCATAGGGGGCACGATCACTTACTAACTGTTCATATCGACCAGCTGCTGTTTGACCTAAAGCAAGATCCATGATTAGTACCTAGTTAATTCTAAGGTTGCCGCCGCTTAATGGAATCCTTAGTGAAGCTATACCTGTGTTCCTTCTACCACCACCAGAAGAAAGTGATCCTCCTCTTCTTTTTCTTCTCTCTTTACCAGTAGTTAGAGTAGCTGCTGTCTTTTCTGCCGCAGGAGCAATTGGCCTTGGAGGTGCCACTTTTGGCATCTTTGGTTTTTTAGGTAAGCACATTAGATTTGATTCTCCAAGATGTTGTCAGTGAGCATGGTTTCCTTTTGCCTTGCTTGTTGTTCAATAAGATAATCAACTACAGCTCTTTGACCAGCCTTAAACCAAACTTCCCTATCTGAAAAAGATAAATCTGGGTGACGTTGTGGAAAATGACTATCCAGAGCGTTAATTAACTCATCAGATAAAACAGGAAAGGAAAGGGGTTCAGGATTATTGTAGTTCACTTTAAGCAAGAGAGTATAACAGATATGTTAATTGGTTTCATTATCTAAAAGAATTTCTATATACCTAATTGCTTTTCTTAAATCTTCTGATCCTCCTTTTTTATTCCAGCGGGAAATATATTTAACTACATTCCCTTCACAAAAACCTAAGTTATTTTTCATGATGTAATCAATAGGTTGTATTGCATAACCTTTGTAGTAGTCAGGGTTTATGGAGTCCATAGTGTTACCTCTTGGGTTTTAAAATCATAGTCTCCTTTACGAAGAATACGAGCAAGCTGAGCAGTAAGAACTGCATCAGCAAATGTTTGTTTTTTCTTTTTATATGCAGCGACTACTTTGTCCCACATATCAGGCAAAGTTTTAGCATCACCAAGAATCTTTTCTGCTGTAACAGGACC